CGTAATGACCTTCGGAAACCTAAAATCCATAATCGAAAAAAATCTACTTGAGTCATATAGTGACGAGAAAGATTTCAAAAAATCTTTAAGAGAGTTCAAACATAATGTTCTGAACAATAAATCTATGTCAAAGGCTTATGCTTTATATGACCAATTAAGTATACCTCAAGGTTTATCTGAACAGGATGCTAAAGAATTTTTAGAAGAAGGAATTAGTTTATTACATAAAATTTTGCCAACAATAAAATCACCAAAAAGTTTATCAGAAACAATTAAAAATAATTATTCTGATTTAGATGTGTTGTCATATTCAAATAAATTAAATTTACTTGAAAGAGTAAATGCTAAGAAAAACATAATTAAAGTTTTAACAACTAAAAAAGAAACGGTTAAAGAATCAATTAATATTCCAATTAAATCTATGGTTAGTATTGCCAACCAAACATTAAGAGGGTATATTGAGAACTTAGATGAGAATTCAAAAAAAGAATTTTTTCAATTAATATCTGAAGACACTAAAACTCTTGAAACTAAATTTGAAACTTTACGTGAGAATACAATCACAAAACTTGAAGGAATGTTAAATACTGAACAAGAGTTTGAAATGAAAACAAAAATTTCTGAAACTATCGATAGATTAAAAGATGAAAAGTTTGACCAAATGAATTTTTTAAAACTTAAAAATTTAGAAGAATCTATTTAATTTAACATATTACATTATAATTCAATAAGTGTTTTTGCTATTCAAACGGTAAAAGCACTTTTTTTTTGACAAACACAATAATTTTAACTATATTTTTATTATAACCAATAAACATTTATAATGAAAAACATTAATGAAAAAAGGAAAAAGTGTAAAATTAAATTTATACAATCCAATTAAATCGGTCTATGGTACCGTAGATTCAAAAAACTTAAAATCAGTTTACATAAACATTCAATCATGGGTGACACCAAAAGACGAATATGATAATTGGAATCGAGTTGTTTCCAATTTAGGTCGAGAAATTAAACATTCTGTTTATAAATCAATTAACACTAATTTATTTCAAAATAAAAGTATTGTGGATTTAGATTTAAGAACTAGTGGAATATCACACGGTAAAAAATCATTTTTTAATTTAGAAATAAATCTATACGCAACAAATGAATTAGATTTTAAATCCCTTGAAATTAAAGAATCCGTAAAAAATATAATACAATCTATCTATAATAATAACATCACAACAAACAAATATTTTGAATTTTCAACTACAAAAAAAGAGGTTGTCTTGTAAAGTATCATAATTGATATATTTATCTTAAAAAGAATTAATGAAACAATTAAGAATATTAGAAGCAACCGAAACCGGACACGGTATATTAGTTGAAGCTGACGCAGGTTGGGTTTCACCAAAAGACAAACATAATGAAAAGGTTTTAAAAGAAGCTAAAGAAATGGACTATAGAAACCCATTTGAATTTTATGCGGTTTTACAAAAATATGATACGCCTAACAGAAATGGTAGAACGTACCCTGAAAATATATTAAGAAGAGAGGCCGACAATTATAAAATAGCAATCGAAAAAGGATTATCAACTTCAGAGTTAAATCACCCTGAATCATCTCTAATTGATTTAGACCGAGTATCTCACATGATTATTGACGTGTGGTGGGACAGAAATATATTAATGGGAAAACTTAAATTATTAACTTCTCCTGGATTTCACGAAAGAGGTATTGTTTCAACCAAAGGAGACCAAGCAGCAAACTTAATGAGACAAGGAGTTACTTTAGGTATTTCTTCTCGTGGGGTTGGTTCACTTAAAAAAGTTGGTGAAAGAAATGAAGTTCAAGATGATTTTGAATTAATTTGTTTTGACTTAGTATCATCACCATCAACACCGGGAGCGTATTTGTTTACAAATGCTGATGATAGAGACAAGTATGAAGAAAATCTTGAAGAAGAAAAAAAATATAAACAAAAAGACGATTATGTAAAGAAGTCAGTTGACTTAATGAAAAAATTAAACGACTTTTTAGGAAAATAAAAAAACACATGGAAGAAAAGTATTTCGTAGCAAAAATTCAGTACGACTTACCTGATGAGAATACAGGTAAAATTAAAAAAATTAGAGAAGAAAAACTTGTAAATGGTTATTCAGTAACAGATGTTGAAGCCAAAGTTACAAAAAAATATGAGGGGTTTACACATGAGTGGAGAATCACTGCAGTCTCTGAAAGTAAAATCGATGAAGTAATTCAATAATTGGTTTAATCCAATTTAACAAAAGTGGTCATATTTGACCACTTTTTTTTTACCCTTAAATAAAGTTTATTTTGTCTAATAGTTGGATAAAATAAACTTTTTTTGCTTTTGGTAATATTTATAATCAAAATAACAATAATTTTTCATGCAAGAAAATAACAAATTAGTACAAGAGGCGCTCATTCAAATGAAACAAGTTGAAGAAGCTATTGCCGAAAATGCAAAAGGAATACTTGCTTCTACTATGAAGGAAGAAATCAATCAGTTAGTAAAAGAATCTCTTTCTGAACAAGAAGAAGAAGATGAGGTTGAATTAGATGTTGACATGGATGATGATATGGACTCTGACGAAGAGGAAATGGATTTTGATATGGATATTGATAATGAAGATGAGGATGACATGGACATGGATTTTGACATGGACATGGATTCTGACGAAAGTCCGATTGACTTAACAGGAGCCTCTGATGAGGAAATTCTTAAAGTTTTTAAAGCTATGGGGGAAGAAGATGGTATTATCGTAAAAAAAGACGGTAATGACATTCATTTAACTGATAACGATAATGACTCAGAATATCTTGTTAAACTTGGTGAATCTCATCATGATATGTATGAGTATGGTATGGACAAAGAAATGGAAGAAGATATGGATGAAGAAATATATGAAGACATGACTTTTGAAATGGACGAAGAAATGGACGACCAAACTACAGATGACGTACTTGATGCAATCTTTGCTAACGGTTCTATGGATGACATGGGGTCAGACCAAGACGTTGACGAAGAAATTATGTTTGAAATCTCATTCGACGACGACGAAGACGACGATGACGACGACGAAGACGGCGATGACGACGACATGGTGGACGAAGAATACGACGAAGACGCGGATGACGACGACAAAGACTTAGAAGAATCTTATAACCAAAGAAGAACTGTTAGAGAATCAAAATCAACAATTAAACCTAAAGGTGTTGGAATTGGAAATGGACCTGGTAAAACTGACTATAAAAAAGTTGCCGGTGGTTTCAATGAAAAAAGAAAAGAAGGACCTAAATCAGTAGGAACAGGTAAACCAAAATTCGAATACAAAGAGGGTGGAAATATGGAAGGAAAATCCAAAGTTGTAAAGGCAGAAACAAAAGAAGGTGATTACGGAATGAATAAGGGTGAAAAATCTAAAACCATGAAAGGGAAAGAAGATTACACTACTAAAAAAGGGGACACTTTAAAAAGAAAAGCTTTTGAAAAAGAAGAAACAAAAGAAGCTGCTAGAACATACGGAATGGGTTCCAAAGAAGGTAGAGGACTTAGAAAAGGTATTACTAATAACAGAAATTATGTTTACAGTAATAGTGGAGTAAAAGTAGAATCTACTCAAGAGGTGACTATGTTAAGAGAAAAAAATGAAGAATACAGAAAAGCGTTAAATGTTTTCAGAGAAAAACTTAACGAAGTTGCAATCTTCAATTCAAACTTGGCATATGCAACTAGATTATTTACTGAACATTCGACTACTAAAAAAGAGAAAATTAATATCTTGAGAAGATTTGACGATGTTGAAACTTTAAAAGAATCTAAAAATCTTTATCAGTCAATTAAAGGTGAATTATCTAAACCGGAAATTAAAAAATCACTTAGTGAATCAGTAGAAAACAGAATTCAAAAAACAGTATCTACAGGTTCATCGACTACTTTAATTGAATCAAAAACTTACGAAAATCCACAATTCATGAGAATGAAAGATTTAATGAGTAAATTAGGGTAATCAAAATAAATAAATAAAAATTAAAAACAAAATATTTTAAAATGGGAGCATTATTAGAATCAGGATTAGTTGGTAACATCGGGTTAAAACACCTTAAAGTTATCAAAGAAGACACAATCAACAAATGGGACAAATTAGGATTCTTAGAGGGTCTTAAAGGTCACATGAGAGAAAACGTTGCACAATTATATGAAAACCAAGCATCGTATTTAATTAACGAAGCATCATCTACATCTGATACAGGTGCATTTGAAACAGTGGTTTTCCCAATTGTTAGAAGAGTATTCTCTAAATTATTATCTAACGACATCGTTTCTGTACAAGCAATGAACTTACCAATTGGTAAATTATTCTACTTCGTACCAAACATTCAGTCATATACTGAAGATTCAACATCAACTAATGGTATTCACCGTAAACCTTACGGAGCACCTGGATATGATGACGCTATTGATGGTGGTTCACCAAACAGTGGTTACGACTACAACAACACTAAAGACCTTTATGATAGATTCTATGAAGGTAACGAACCAGCTTTAGACCCACCAGGTTTATATGACTATTCAAAAGGACAATTCTCATCAATTACTGCTAATGTGCAAACTGTTGCTTGGTCTGGTGACCAATTAATCCCTTCTGCTTACGCTACAACTGATTACAGAAAAGTATTAATTAAATTATCAGGTTTCGCATCTGACGGAGCAGGTAAATTAATAGGTCCTGATGGTCAACCAATGGATAACGAATCTTTCTTAGCTGATTTAACAATTAAAGGAGCTGCTGGTAACGCAACAACATCTGCTAACACAACTAACCCTTACTTATTTAGAGTTGTAACTCAAAGATATGGTAAAGGTATTGTTGAGTATGGTAACAACAACGCAAATTTAGAATTCCCTCAAAGTAAAACAGGTGGTGGTCAATATGACAACATATGTGATGCTAATGGATATATCTATTTAGAAGTTGATTTACAAGTACCGGTATGTATTACTTGTGGTGGTTCAATGGACGGTTACACAGGTTCAACATTCTCATCAACAACTGTTTTAAATCAAGCATTTACAGGTTCTTACAGAATCTACAAAAACTTAGAGTTTGAAGATAGAATTGGTGAGGTTTCTTTTGACTTAATGTCAGTAACTGTTTCTGTAACAGAAAGAAAATTAAGAGCACAATGGTCTCCTGAAATGGCTCAAGACGTTGCTGCATTCCACAACATCGATGCTGAAGCTGAATTAACAGCTTTATTATCTGAGCAAGTTGCGGCTGAAATCGACCGTGAAATCTTAAGAGATTTACGTAAAGGTGCAGCATGGAACTTACGTTGGGATTACAATGGTTGGAAACGTTTAGGGTCTTCTGCAGTTCCTTATACTCAAAAAGACTGGAACCAAACGCTTATCACAGCGATTAACCAAATCTCT